GCAACACGGTAGGTAAGGGCCTCAGCTAGTGATCTATACACAAATAATCCACCTTCAAGTATATGACGTGTGGCTGTATTGGAATTTAAAGCAGCAAGCTTCTGAACCCCTACCAAAGCATTTGGATCTGGATTAGAACCATCCCTAGCTTCATTAAGACCAGTAACTGACCTAATCATATCTAGGTAATGGTTATAATTAGCTATGAGCATCTGTGTCTTAGATGCCCCTGAATTTGATGTGAGCTGCTGAATAGGAACTCTAGCATTATTAAACTCACCATCTTGAGTATAGCTACGACCAATAACACTACCTGTCTGGAAGTATAGTCTCAATGCATCCTCAGGATTGTATGCTGCACCTGTTCCCAAGTCAACTTCATTCAATCCATCTGCATCAATGAATACACCATCAGGTACTGTACGTGCAATTACTTGCTGTAACTTTAAGTGAGTAAGCTGAATCAAATCAGCAAAAGGAACCATCCTTCTTACTAACGACTCAATTACTCCCTTATACATTCTAGGTGCTACTGCAACATAATTTGGCAACGCATGTTGAGATGTAGACTTTGGTCTAACCATGTTCTGGGAAAGCTCCCACTTCAACATAATGTTAGTACCCATTACCATTACACCATCATACCATACGTCAATGGTCTTCTCAATCTTCTCAAAACGACCTTCCTCCATCATCTCTACAGGAGGATTAAACTGATCATTCTTCTCTATAACTCTAGACCCACCTCCTTCAAGTATCTTCTTCTTATATACTATCTTCTTGGTAGTCTTATAGTTAAAATAAAGTAAGGTACAGGTGTCTCTAGAAAATAGACTGTTCTCATAGAATCTAGCTACATTGTAGTAGTCATACCAACTTTGGGAATATTTAGATATCTCATCCAACTGTTCATTTGTAAGAGTTGGGTCAATCTTTAAAAGCTCAGTCATTGGAAGAGTCTTAATCTCTCCCCAATAGAAACAATCCTGAAAATATGGATCTTCAGTATAGCTGTAAACCACGTTGGCAGGGTCTACATAAGAAACCTGTACACCTGCACCAGGCAGAAATTCATGCTTTGCAACACCTATACCAATTACAGCTAAGTCATAATCTATACGCTTTCGTGTATCTTGGTAGTGGTTTTCATCAAATATGGTATTAATCGCCTCCTCCTCTGCTATCTCAATTGCTGGCTTATAATTAAGCTGCATGTATAATGATAGCTCCTCATCAGTCTCAGGGAGTTCATCAGGATTAGTTACAAATGGATTAGCACCTGTTGCATCCTGTATCTTTAACAATACATCCTTAGCCAACATTTGGCTTTCTATCATGTCCTGATACTTACTCCTCTTAGCCTGAGACATAGCATCCTGTGCATATGCCTTAACTTTGAAAAGTCTATCAGACATACCATTGACTACTATGTCAACAAACTTTGGAAGTATAGGAACTGGAGTCCAGTCAAGGTTCAAGTAAGATAGGTCACCATCTATTGCAAGTTCATTCTTATATTTCTGAACTGATTGCTCGCCTCTTGCATAAAGACGTAGTCTGTGAAAATCTCCCCACTGATTATAATATCTGCATTGGTTGCCATCTTTTCGGAACCATTCGTATTGAATAGCCTGACCTACTTGAAGACCATATTCCATAGTTTCCTTCTCTGCATCAGATACAAACTGACTTGGAAAAGCTGTTGCAGATATATTAACTACTACGTCTTTCATTTAATAATTTGACTTATAGCACCTGTGTTTGTGTACCTTGCGAAATTAACACTAATTTTCGATTCTTTTTTCTCTGGTAAATATACGTGTTTTTGATTTGCCATAATAGCAAGCCCAGAACTAATCGAAGCATCATGCTTGGTACGGTCATTAATATCGAATTTTGCCCAGTCCTCAAGTGTTCTTGTGAACGGCATTGTCCCTATTTCATCTGGAGATCTATAGGTTCCTGTCACATCGAATCCAACAAACTTCTCAATGTAGGACTCAATTGCTGAAGCATGTGACTGCTTTACTTCTTCAGAAGTATTTGGTATACCACCTAACTCACGCTCAGTTTTTGTAAGCTTATTTAATGGTCTATCTGGCCTGTTCATAGAGAACGCTCTATACCCTCTATTCTTAAAGTGATATAATATACGAGCTTTATTGTTTTCTGCAAGCATAGGCATACCATAAAATACACAAGCCATTAATACTTCTTCAAAGAATATCTCTGCTGTCTGTGGTCTTGCTATGTACTCTAGAAAGAACTGATTAGCAGGAGCATCATCCATATGGTACTTTGTCATCCCATGTAGTGATCCATTTGAACCCCTTCCTCCAACTACTGCTGATATATCGTATGGGTCACAACCAAATGATCCAAGATGCTCATTGCCAGGATACTTCAATCCATTTCTTGTAGCCACATTGTTCTGCATATTTAGTGGAGGTACCCAGCTGATTAAGAATCTCCCCCTTTGATCTGGAGTCCATATAACCTTGCTGTCTTTTACTCCATCCTTCCAATGGAATGAACCACGTGTAACAAGATGTGCCTCTATGTTTGAATCATTGTAGTCTATCTGATGATAAATCTTTGTCAAATTAAATATAGATGACTTACTCTCATCTCTGAATGCATGACTCTCTGTACGTGGGAACTGACGATAGAACTCATTCAGTGCATCAGCATCGTTCTTTAATGAATCAACCTCAGCCTCCCAGTAGTCAATTGCACCATTCTTTATCATCTGCCCATCAACACCAAGAACAGGTTCACTAGGTTTTCTAACTACTGGCATTCCATACCTATCAATGAAACCTTCCATGTTCCACTCCATAGGTATAAATAAAGCATATAGGCCACTCTTTGTCTGACCATTAGCATTTCTGTTATGTACGTTAGAGTCTTCGTATAGTTTCTTATAGTTGTCTCCACCCTTGCTCAATGCATTGGACGTAGATCCCATCATACACTTACCAATAATCTTGCTACCTACTCTAAGACAGGTCTTCGTTACCCTCCAGTTATTTAGTATATTATTAGGCTTAGTCCATTTTGCAGATTCATCGTGAGCTAAGAATAGTAGCTTCTCACCATCGTATGAGTTCTCTTCAGTATTCTTCCAGTCTATAGTCGTATCCAAACCAATGACACTATCGTCTCCTAAAGTAGCCATGTTCTTCTTTGTAATCTTAGATGCTGGCACCCGATATGCAAGCTCAGTCTTTGGCTTATCCATACCATCCATGATAGGTCTGAAGAAGAATGGTAGCCTGCTATTTATTGGAACCACCTTGTCAGTGAACATCTTCTTAGCATCAGCACCAGTCTTTGACAAGATACCTACACGAGAGTCACGAGCAAGTGTAGCTATATTAACGCACTCTGATGATGACATGAATGAGAACCCTGAGCGTCTAATCTTTAGGTAAATCATACCAAATGATCTTGGATCAGCCTTGCATGCTTCCCAGAATATAAAGAATATCCTATTTGCTTCACGGTAGTCTGCATAGCCAACGTCAATACTAGACCACTGTAGGTACATGTAATGGGCTCCAGTAATATACGTAGGCTTACCATTGTTCATGAACCACAACCCCTCTTCTCTTCTATCAAACTCTTGCTCGATGTAGTCTACCCATCTGTCTTTAAACTCAGCAGGCATCTCGTTCCAGTGGAAGATTGACTGTACCCTATAAAGCTCTTTTGGTAGTTCTTCTCTCTCCCAATACTGCTGTGAAATCTTTTCAGATCTTTTATATACCTCCTTTGGTACAGCAGGCAATGCAATAGTTAATCCCTGTATGCTTATAATCTCTCCTATCTGTCCAGTCTTAGAAATAACAACCATGTCGTACTGCTCGTTGTAGCCGTACTGCCATGACCTACCGCTGTTCTTCTTGCTTATAGCATTCTGAGGAACGTGGTCCTTAACGATTCGATATAGATCTTCGCTCTGCAAATCCTTGTTTTGTATCTGTCCTACTCACTCCCTTATCCAACATCTCAAGAGCTTCACGCTCTGCTTCTATTCTATTTAAAATCTCAAAGGCATCAAATATGGCTAGCTTTTTTGTAGCTGCTGCATTCTTTAATCTGTCAGCAGATAGCTCACTCTCATCCTCAGGTTTAATAATCGCCTCCTTTGCTACTTTAATTAGTTGCTCAACAGCCTGATGACCAGCCTCAATAATCTTAAGTTTTATTTCTTTTGGATCTCTCATAGCAGTATAGTTATTTGATGATCGTACATTCTATATAGCTTCTCTCCATCTACATCAAACTCGTACTCACTGTCTGGCTTGAAGCATACCTTGTCTCCTGCCTTAACTCCCTGAGATATGAGATAGGCATTAGGGTATACCATAGTCCCCATAAGTGGCTCATGGGTAAATGGCTTCTTGATATATGACTCAGTTGCTGGTATAGGTTTGACAAAGCAGTACCTATCGTAGGTGTGCCAAGTATCTCCTCTACGGTATAGGAAGAACTGGTCTTGATCTATAAAAAATAAATCATCTCTAAAAAATGACCTACCACTTTTTCTTCTGCCTTTAATGTCATTATAGAACTTAAATGCATTGTGGTGTACTAGAAGAGTATCCCCCACTTGTACAGGACCAGTATACTTATAAGGTACCTCAATAACTTCAGCATATCTGTTTGAAAATTTATGATCCTCCTCTGAGGTATTGACAATAAGTTGTATGCCACCAATATCTTTGGTGTTATTATATCGCTCACCATTTAAAGGCCTTACGATAAAATCAAATGGAGACTGCATCAATAACTTATATTATATTCAATCGCAACTGGCATGGTGTAGTTAAATTCTTTCCACATCATTACCTCGTTCTTCTCGTTAACTATATAAATCTGTACAGATCCTTTGTCGTTATCAAACCTTATTAAATGTATCTCGTGTGTGTCATTCAACACTTTCTGACCTACAATGTAGTGCATTGAGCTTCCCTTGTAGTCAGGTCCAATTGAAATTTTTCTAATATCCATTTAATTAAATTTTAATGAGAGTGGCTATTAATGTACCACTCCCAGATAGTCTGTTCCTGTAATTCTATATACGTTACCAGCTACTAAACCAGCAGCTAATGCAGCAGCATTGTTGGCATACACAGGCACTGATGGTAGTGGAAGGGATAGGATACTTCCAATAGTAAAGTTCTTAGTCTTGTTGCTGTCCTCAGCATCAGTACCAATCAGCTTGTCGTTGTATGAAACGCTATTATCTGTAGCGTATGAATTTATAGTTGCCATATTATTCAGCAGTTATAGGTGGAACAGGAGTTGGTGTAGGATCAGGAGCCCAAGGGAGTGGCTCATCTTTAACTTTCTTACTATCAATCTGCTTTTGAATCTGAGCGTTTACATGCTCTTCGTAAGACCCAACTACAACAGCTTGAATCCAAGATAGCACAATCTCTTCTGTTAGCTGGTCGTAAGGTACAAATGTTGCAGGATCAATGTCAGCTGGGTTGAAAGGAGTTGCTCCAGAGAACGTACCTTCATTACCTTCTTCATCTACTCCAGTCTTTGTCCAATAAGTCTGGATAATTGTGTTTGGCTCGCTAGGCAAGTCTATGCCCTTCATGCCTGTTACTTTCCAAGTGTAAATCATAATTATTTTTGTTTAAGAGTTTCTATTTCTGATTTAAGCGAATCAATTATTGATTGTTGTTCCTGCATAGCTTTTACAAGCATTGCGAATTCCATTCCAACCTTAAGAATTTTTGTGTCTTCATATCCCTTAATGTAATTACCTTGCTCATCGTATTGTCTTGTGTCTTGTTCTCTAACTAGGGATGGGAAAATCTGCTCAACTTCTTGTGCAATGAAACCTAATTGTTTTCCTAACACACTATATTCCCCAACAAACTCATAATTTACAACATTTAATTTCATTAAATCGCTAAGCTTTGGAGTTGCATTTGTAATATTGGTTTTTAACCTAACATCTGAGAAAACATTTACAGTTCCAGAAGTTGCTGTAAGTCCATATATATCAGCTTGAAATATATTCGTATAACTTCCACCCCCATTGTATCTTTGGAAAAGAAATTGACCAGTGTCAGCTCCACCATCAACAATAATATTTGCTTCTCCATTTCCACCAGATTTATTCCATCCAAAGAAAAGACCAGCAGTTGTTGTTGGGTTTGTAGCGTAAACATTAGATCTCACTTCTAACCAACCACCAATATTGAGTAAAGTATGAAGAACTGATGTACTAGCTGCATCAATATAGTAAGATGTATTATTAGAATCGTAGAATATAGGAGCTCTTGCACTACCACCAAATTGAGTGTAACCATAATCAAAAGAAGTAAATGATCCATTCCAATACCAGATCCACCCTCTACTATTATCGTGAACACCAACATTGTCACCACCTGTACTCATAAATACGTGACGAGACCCAATACCCCATCCTTGCCATCCATTTCTTCCTGCTCCATAAGTTGTTACG